ACAACGCGGTGCTTGAAGCCCGCGGAACGCTTGCCCGCAAGGGCGCGCCCTTTACCTTTGATGCCGATGGCTACTGTAGCGCGCAAAATCGAATGGCGCGTCGCGCAAGATCGCACGGCACTCGATGTTCAGGTCAAAACACAGAGGCGTCGACCACTCGTTTAGCTACCGGGTCATAAGCGCAAAGATAGGCTACGTGTTTCCAAGCCCCGAAACCGTTCTGTAGCTTGAGCGACTTCCCAATTGCCATCAGTACCCCCTTCTCCTCATCCTGCCAGCCGGCAGGGGAGAAGGCTGGTTCGGTCCAGCCATTGGTCCATTCGTAATCCCATTTTGCCAAGCTTTGGATTGCAAGTTTGCATTCGACAGCGAGATCGATCGAGGCTGCATCCCACGAGCATTTCAGATCTTTCAAGCACTGTTTACGTTCTGCAGCAGCGGCCACCCTCGCAGCCTCCTCTTCGATCTTGCGCCGTTCTGCCGCTTCCTGAGCATCTGCGACAGCCTGTGCAGCTTCTCTTTCAGCACGGGCGGCAGCTTCGGAAGCCAGTTTCTCCTTCTCTGCCTGCTCTGCCGCCAAGATGTCAGCTTTGTACTTCCGCCACGCCTCTCCATCGCCGATGTCGACCTTAATAGCCTCCCTATATTCGCTAGTGCTCTCGAAACCGGCCGCTGCGGCCAGTTGCATGTGCCGCTGTTCAGAAAGATACCCAGCCCCGGCCACAAACCCGAGGAGGAGAGCGAAGCTTGCGAAGAAACGGCGGCGAAACCCGCGAGTGCGATCGGGAGCGCAGAAGATCCACCGGAAGAAATACCAGAAGGTGGGCAAGAGCATCAGAAGCATGCCAAGGCTGAGAATGAGTTCCATGATGATGCCCCGCTGACCAGAGTTGAATGGTGTGTGCTAAGTTGAATATCGACGGGCGTATCGAGGCGTCAATCGTTTCAGCCCGATATTATCACTTCCCTGACCTTCTTCCCCGCTCCGCCTGAGATCGAATAGGTGCAATCGACGACCTCGATGGTGAAACTTTCGAAGATCTCACGCACCTCTGGAAGGTCGTTCAAGGACAGTATGAAGCTGCCTCGAAGGCCTTTCAAAGCCGCCGCCATGTCAACAAAATCCAGCCGAGAGAACTGTCCCGCACCATAGTCGCCCTCGTTCCCGTAGTAAGGCGGGTCGAGGTAGAACAGCATGCCGGGCCGGTCCCAGCGTTTGAGCAAGTCACTCCAGTCGAGTTGCTCGATGACAACGCCGGCCATGCGCTCGTGGATGTCTTCGAGCACCGGCCCGAGGCGGGTCACGTTGAAGCGGCCACCTCCGTCCTTGTCGACACCGAAACTCCGGCCGGTGACCTTGCCGCCAAAGGTCAGACGCTGGAGATAGAGAAACCGGGCCGCGCGTTCGAGATCGGTCAGAGTCGATGGATCGGAAGCGACCAGGCGTTGGAATTCGCGCCGCGACGTGATCTGGAACTTGAGCGTTTCCATGAACTGCGGATAGTGGCGCTGCAGGATCCGGAAGAGATTGGCGACCTCACCGTTCTTGTCGTTGATCACCTCGGTCCTGGGCTTGTGGGTTCGCCTCAGGAACACACCGCCCATGCCGACGAACGGTTCTGCATAGCCGGTGTGAGGCGTCGCATTGATCCGTTCGATGATGGCCTTCGCGAGGATGCGCTTTCCGCCGATATAGGCTGCGGGCGGCGATACAGGGTGGACAGGCAAGGTTTCGTTGTCTTTTGGCATTTCGCGCCTTCGGGGAATCAGTCACCGTGGCCATGCTTGCGAAAGCGAGCCGGGTGAGATGTTATCTATGAGCGCATCTGACGGGGAGAGCCGCAAACTATACCCGTCGCTTGGAGCGTTTACGCGCTCCGGCCGCCCGGAAGCTCCGGCTAGCCTGAATTCACATTCTGCAACGCCTCCATCACAGCAAGCCGCTCCAGGCGGTCCATCCGGGCGATCTTCCCGGCCCAGCGTTCCTTCTTTCGTTTGATGCGCTCACGCTCCCTGAAGCCGTCTCCCAGGTGCGCGTAATCGTGCAACTGGCTGGGCGGTGCAAAGTTCATCCAGAGGCTTTCATTGACCATGCCACGCCGAGTGCTGGCCTGATAATCAACCCGATGCCAGAGCTTGAGCGCATCGTCGTACAGTGCCGACCGGTAGCCCGAGATCATCACCATGCAGCGCGCGCCCAGGAGCATCTCCAGAAGCGTTTCGTGCTCTTGGTCCGAGAGCTCGTGCTCATAGAGTTCGCCGCTCCTGCGGGTTTCCATCAAATAAGGCGGATCGGCATAGACGAGGGTGTCGGGCCGATCGATCAGCCGTGAGTCGGCGAGCATGGTGTCCAGCCCCGGCAAAAGTTCAAGGGCGTCGTTCTGAAACAGGCTGGTGACGGACTGGTCGACGCCCAGTTCCAGACACAGCGATATCGCCTCGCCGCTCTTGTCGATGCCCACGTTCCGTTCTGCCGAACGTTTGTTCCGCAGCACCGCGCCCGAGCCGAGGAACGGCTCGATGTACACCTTGTGCGGCGGCATGTAGTTGATGATCCGCTGGTAGGCTCCCGAGCCGTTCTTGCCACCGGGCCAGGTCATGTCTTTGACACTCGGCCGACATCGCCGGATATGGCGAGATCGGAATCGGACACCGTCGAACCCGGCGCTGCGATGGTGCCGAGCGGCACTTCGACCCGTCGACCACAGCGCCCGCAGATCAGCGTCAGGTTCAAGAGTTTCGAACCCATTTTCAGGCCGGACCAGTCATCAAACACATGTCCGCCTGACAATTCACAGATCGCGCGGCGAAGGCACCGCCAGAGTTTCCACATCAGCTCACGCCAACCCGTGCTGAACAGCCAGCGCGGTCGCCTGTGCCTTGAGTGCATCAAGCGTCGCCGGCATATCGGCCACGTCCTCGACCGCCTCGATAGCTGCCAGCGCTGTGTCGCGCATGATCTCGACGGCTGCGGAGATCGCGGCGAATTCATCGGCCTTGGCGGCAATCGCTTCGGCTCGGGCGACGGTCTGGGCCGTAGTTTCGCCGGATGCCGTGGCCAGTGCCTTGATGACGGTGGTCGCGGCAATGGCGGCGGCCTTGTCGCCGGCGGCGATGATGGCGCGGGCCTCGGCTTCGCGCTTGTCCCATCCGGCGCGCTCGGCTTCGGGATATTTCGACAGGATGGGCGCGGTGAAGGTGTTGGCGCGGTCGATGATTGCCGTGCGGGCCCTGGCCTTGGCATGCTCCAGCATCTGACCCGGAAGGGTCTCGGGGTCAGCCAGCTCGGCAAACACCGCTGCATGCTCGTCCGGCACGGTCAGGATGCCGGTTTCGTTGTCGTAGACCGCACCGGAGAACACGGCTTCCTGTGGCGCACGCGCCATCACGAAGCCCACTTCGTCGAGTGTGAGCAGAAAATCTTGTGCCATGATCAGGCTCCCAACCGTGTGAGTGTCATTCGCGCGCTCAGGTTTGCGCTGCCGCCGCCATTGATGATCTGCCGGAGCTGGAAATAGAGCGTGTCGCCTGCGGCAAACCGGTGGGTGGCCGAGCGCCCCATGATGGCAGCCTGGCTGCCGTTCTTGTCCCCGCCTGCCACAGGATAGACCGCTACGTTCGAGCCTGTCGTCAGCGCGTTCATCTGCACCTCGACGCCGGCATTGAACGACGTCGCCGTGATGCTGATGGAATAAAGACCGGCCGATTGCGCGTCGAAGGTGACCGCGCTGGCACCAATGGCGAGCCCAGGAATGTCATTGGAAACCTGCGCCAGATTGGTGAGGCTGGTCAAAGTTGACCAGGCATAGGGTGCCGATGGGCTGGAAATGACTGCGACCGGTGCGACCCGGTTCTTGAGCGCAAGCGGGCTGATGAAGACATTGTCGAGTTCACCCTCCGACACCTCTGTGGGTGTTGCGGGGAATGACGGACCGGCATAGTCCGCGGTCGCGAGCCAAGGCACCCACGCCGGCACGCCAAGGGTATGATCCCAGCGCCAATCCGTCCGGTCGGCAAACCCGACATGCATCCACGGCTTTGGCGGAATGAAGGCCCAAGCGCCAAGCCAGAGTGCGATCTTGTCTTCCTGGCCGACCCATGCCCCTGTCGGTACTTCACCGACGATGTAGCGGTCGCCAACCGCCGGAGCACCCGGTGGGTCGTTGCGGCGGTCGGTGACGGAGAAATATCCGTCCGCCATCTGGGTGAACCTGATCGCCTGCCAGAGCAGCGACCAGTTGTCGACATCGAGCGCGAGCCCCGCCTCCTCGATGACCTTGAGGATGTTTTCCTGAACGGCATTGAGCCATTCGTCGGTGACCTCCGTTCCTTCGGTCCCCGTCGGCAAGTCCTCGCTGCGAAACCCGCGACGGCCGCCGCCGATGTCGATTGTGCCGGCTCCATTGATACGATCCATCAGGCTTCTCCATAAGCAAAGACGACATGGGTGTGGGCGGGCTTGATGCGCCGCAGTTCGCATTCGATCGAGGACAGCTCGAACGTGCCGAGAAAATGCCCCGCGCGGCTCACACCCGCCCGGAACCTGACCACCGAGATCAGTCCCGGAATGTTCACGCGCCAGACGAACTGGCAGCCCTCCGGCCGGAGCCTCTGACCGGCATGAAGCACTCCGGCCCTGGATGGCCAGAACTCCTCGATCGTGACATCAACGCCAAGATTGGCCGCAATCCGGATCATGTAGGGGATCGACTGACCACCCGTCGCGGTCCAGCGTTGATGCGCCAGGCGCTGGCGCTGCTCGACAGTCCGGGCATCGAGATCCCGCCCGCACGGATCAGGCCCCAGGCACCGCTCGAAATCCGGCAGGAGCTTGTCGGCCGTGCGCGGATCGGTTTCCAGCATCAACGCTTCTGCATCCGCCTCAACCTGGGCGATGGCGCTGGCGTTGGCTTCCAGGATGGCGTCGATCACACCTCCCCTGCGGCCCAGGCCCCAGCCGTTGGGCAGACGCTGGACAAGGCTTTGGAGGATTGCCGCAACAGACCTGGCCATCACACACCCTCGAAGGTGATAGCGCCCGCAACAGGGTACTGGGTCGGGTCAAGCGTGAACGGCGCGGCCGGCGATATGAGATCGTGGGCGTATTCGCCGCTCGCCGCCGAGATGGCTTCGCTGATGCGCGACGGCTCTATGGTCGCGCCGATCGGCGAGGCGTTGACGGTGTCCTCCTCGTCCCCGATGGTCGCGATGAAACGGGCGTAGGCGTCAGTGACGGCCGCTCGGGTGGCTGCCGTGTCCGGCCGCAGCCGCAAGGTCAGCGGAATGCTGGACAACTCGCCGGCAACCACGACCGAGCGAGCGGTCACCGGCCTGACGCCGGACTGGCTTCCAGGTTGTCCCAGATGGTCCTGGATGGCCGCGATCTCCTCGACGGTCGGCACACGGGCCGATCCGTCGCTGCTCTTCATGATCACGACAACACCCACCGAGCCGCGGCCGATCCAGTCGGCGATCACGGCAACCGCCTTGACGGATGCAACCTCAGTCACCCAGACCGGATAATCGAACCCGGCACCGCCATGGGCGGGCTGGCGGATACGCTGCAGATAGGCCGCCTTGATTTCATCAGGCGTCTGCGCATCCGCTCCACCCTCGAACGCGCTGTCCACCGTGACCTTGGAGATCGCGGGATAGGCAACGACGGTTGCGAGCTGGACGCCGCTTGCCAGATTGCCGGCGCTGCCCGCCACATTTGCGATCGCTGCAACCGAGACCGAACCGCCGATGCCGATCGTGGCCGTGGCGGTGGTTGTGTAGAGAACCGCGTTGCTGGCTGCGAGCTCGATGCCGGCGGGGAGCGGCTCTCCGGCCGTTCCTTCGATCAGCACGGTGCCGATCGCGGCAATGGCCTGCCGCTGGCCGGTTCCCCAGATGTTGGCATGACGCAGGATCATTGCCTCGTCGTCGGCGCTGTCCGGCATGTATTGCCGGCCCCACCAGGCCTGATGATCATGCACGGTACGGATCTCGGCCGAGACCGCCGAACCGATCTGCGCATGAACGCCATGATCCGAACGCACCGCCCGCGAAACCGCCCGAGGATCGATGTCCGGGCGGATACGAAGGATGGCCGTTTCGAGGGAAGCGGCTATCCGGGCAGCAATGGTCTTGGCGGAGGGGATGGGCCAGGGCATGTCAGGCTTCCAGCGTTCGGGAAAGGGAAACACTGCTGTCGGCGACCATCACCCGGTATCCAAGCGTTCCCGGACGAAGCCATTCGACCTCGATCTGGGCCGGTTCACCGGTTTCCGTCTCGGCCCAGGCGAGCGCTTCCCCAAGCCAGAACGCACACATCAGCCGGGTGGTCTCGGTTTCCTTGGCGCGGCTGAGAAGCCAGAGCTTCGAGCCCGTCCGGTCACCCTGGAGCCCGAGACCGTCGGCAACCGCTCCACGGCGTTCCGAGAAGCTTGAAGGGGTCAGGAATTGCGAGCGGCCGTCCGGCAGTGGATCATCGGGAGCCGCGCGCCGATCAAGCCCCACCGACATGAGAATGGCGGGTATGGGCGTTTCATCGACCACCAGATCGCCGTCATCGCCCAGCACCAGGTCACACCGGCGCGTCTTGCTGTCATACTCAAGGGCGAGATCGTAGAACATGCCGCGAAGCTATCGCGCGCGCGCGGACCTGGTCATGCCCGCCGGCGCGGGCACCGTCAGACCGGCACGTCGGTTTCGCTCGCACCGGGCGTCACGCCGCCATGGGTGTGAGTATCGCCGATGTCCTTGCCATTGTGGCGCACATAGCCGCCAGTGATATCGACGCCGGCAGGAGAGACGGTAAAGACCACGCCGCCAACCGAGGCCTGGAGTGCGGCTCCGGCCGCGATCTCTACAGTGCCGTCCCGCCTGACGATGACCTTGTCGCCGCTTTCGTTGTAAACGCCGGCATCGCCCGGATTGAGCCCGCCCATCCTCTTCCAGGGATTGCCCGCCGGGAGCGCAACGAGGTCGCCTTCATCCCCACCAACGGCCAGCAACACGACAAGGCCGCCATCCTCGGGCGGGTTTGCCGCCATTCCATAGGGGTGCATGATCTCGACGTCGTCGCGCCAGATGCCGTCAGCCACCTCGACCGAGGCCGTCTGGGTCTCGCCATCGTCCTTGACGTTCCTGATGGTGGCGCGCCGGACCATCCCGCGCATCTTGTCAGCTACTTCCTTTTCCATCACAGGGCCTCCGCCGTTCCATCCAGGGCACCATTGCCGCTCTTTGCCTTTTTGCCCGCCTTGTTGCGGCGGCGATTGCCCGCCGGTGCCTTGTCAAAGGCTTCCGGGCTGATGATCGTGATGTCCGTTTCCCTGCCGGCCTCGTCCTCGCGGTACGCCACCTTCGAGATAAGCATGTCGCGTTCGATGTCGAGATAGGCATCGGAGACCGTGGCCATCTGGTTGACCTGCCAGAGCCTGCCGCCGACATCGAACCCCTTGACCGTATGGGTGACCTCCTCGCTCTCCGCTCGCGACGTCCGCATCCGCCAGTCCGCCTCATCTGCCGCCGATACATTGTCGGCCTTCGAGCGGGCCAGATGAACAACGGGCCGATGGCGCGTGATCTCGCTGTCCTTCGCCCGGCCGGTCGCCGCTGTTCCCTTTCGCTCTCGCTCAGTGGCGGAGCCATCGCCGGCGGCGCGCTCCTCCGGCGCTAGCGGCTCGGCTGTGGCGTCCAGTTTGGCCGAACCACGCTTCTTGCCGGCCTTCTCGCCCTGGCCGCGCACAATGGTCTCGCTGTGACGTCCTTCATGACTGAAGGTCGCGCTCGATCGAAGCACATTGCCTGGCAGTTTGAGATCGGCCGGCGCGCGGGTCTTGCCAGTCCGGGTGATGACGATGCCGCCGACTCCGTCCGACAGGATCAGCGCGTGCCGGGATCTCGCACCCTTCTCGATCGCGGAGAAAGCGGTCTCGGCCAGGTCGAGGGAATACCGGTCGAATGGTTCGCCGGTATCAATCTCGCTGCGCACCGACAGGCCGTAAGGTGCTGCGATTCGCCTGGCCGCGTCCTCGAGCCTGACATTCTTGAACTCGGCCGGGCCATCGGTCATGGCGGCGCTGTCGATCAGGTCGCCGGCCTTGTCCCGGCCGGAGATCGTCACGCTTGCCTCGCGATCGGCAATGTCGGGGCTGACCTTGTCGATCCAGCCCTTGAGAACGAGTTGACCGTTGATCAGGATCTCGACAGCCGGGCCGGGCCGGAGTTTGTAGGGCGCGCCGCGCGAGGCATATCGCAGGGCCTTGGCCGAGCGGTACCGGTCACGGAAGGTGAAGCTGAAGCTGCCGGAGAAGTCCTTGAGATCGCGGCTGACCTCGGCGCTGATCCATTGATCATAGACCACGCCGTCGATCCTGAGCGTGATGGCCCTGCCTTGCGACATCAGGTCAGCTCCGCCACTTCAACCAGCCCCGCTTCCAGGGCTGCGGGATGGCGCGGATCGTTGCGGGCAACAATGTCGAGATAGACCTCCTCGACCCGTGACGGCGTGTCGCCGGCGACGTGCAAGGCCAGTTGCCATGCGTCAAGGCTTCGCGCCGACCGGAACACCAGGACTTCCGGCAGGCGACCGATGACCTCGTTGATGTCCGACACGATCGCCGCCTGCAGATCGCGCGCCTGGCGAACCATCGCCGAGGTTTCCGCCTGGAAGAGCGTGCCTCCGAAGCCTTCCAGGCTGACGACAAGGGCATCGAGCGCGTCCAGGGTGGATCCGCGAAACGACAACGCCTCGCGCCTCGACGCGAAGGCCACATAGGCCGCCTGCATTGTGCCCTGTGCAAGGAACTGTGCCGCAGCTCCGGTGAGCAACGCCCGGTCGCCATCCGAGGGCGCATCGTTTGCGGAGCTGATCAGGCTTTCGGCGATCGAGCGGCTGATCATGGTGAGGCTTTCCGGAGAGGCATCCTGCGAAACATCTGCCTCGGCGGCGGGCGCGACGGCCGGGGCAAGAGTGGCTTCGGCGAACCTCTCGGCGGATGCCCCGATCCATTGCGCGAACTCGACCGGGGTCCCCGGCGTCGACTTGAGCAAGGCGAACCGGAGCTCGGGCAGAAACGCCGCCGCTCCTGTCGGCGAGGTCTGCGCCGCGATCGCGGATGAAACGATGCGTGCGGAACGGGTCACTGCCGCAGCTCGCGTTGCCGAGATCACGCGATTGCCGACCGACGACATCAGAAGGGATGCGAGCGAGACGATGGACGATATGACAGAAGCCGTCGAGAACAGCGCCGGACCTGCCGGCCTGCCTGTACCCACCTTCTTGAACCGGGCGCTGATCCTGACCACCCGCAGCTCGCGAGAGGAGAACGAGATCAGCGCCGGCTCGTCCATGATGACCGTCATCGGGCCAAGCCAGGGATGCATCAGGGTGGCCGGACCGGCGGTCTCGAAGGCGCGCTGCAACTGTGCGGCCCGCGCTGTGTAATCGTCTCCGATGATCAGGGCTTCGATGCTGACCAGGTTCGGCAGCACTCCGAAATCGTCATAGGCGGCTTCATCGACGCCGGGAAACAGGTATTCCAGAACTCTGCGACCGGGCTCGCTCGATGTGTCCAGGACATGAAACCCGACGCCACGAAAGGACGCAGGCAGCAGGCCCGGCAAGGTGTCGAGACTGTCAAACCGCATGGCCTAGACCCTCCCGACGATGCGGCCGTTGTTTCCGACTTTGACCGCCTTGTTGTCGGTGGTGGCCGAGGTCACCTTGCCTGGCCCGTCAACCTTGATGGTCACATTGACATTGGCCTTGCTCTCGCCATCGAGCGCGCCGCGCGGGGGCAGCATGTTGTTGTTGGCGGGCAACATGGTCTTGGTCTTGAAGGGCAGTTTTGGCGGACCATTCAGGTAGTCATCCATGGCAGCGTCACGGTCACTCCCATCTTCCGATGATCCTGCCGGAGTGCCGTTCGGGAGAATTTCTCCCGGCTTTGCTACAGGCCCGCCCGAACTGCCGTTCTTGAACCAGTCGATCAGCGAGGCCAGCCTTTCAAGCGTGCTGAGAATGTTGGCTCCTGGCAGAAGGCCGCTCCAGTCGATCTTTATGTTCGACCATTCGGCGAGATCCGCGAGTTTCTCCGCGAGGTCGGCGATTGCATCCGCCATTTTCCTCACCAGATCGACCGCGAGACCGAACGCACCGCCGGAGAGATCACCCAGCAGCCCGAACACGCTGCGCACCTTGCCATCGTTGATGTCTCCGAAGTCGTAGAGGGCCGTGACGATCCGCCGGATGGCATCGGCGAAGCGTCCCAGGGACTTGGCGATGCCTCCGACGTCATCACCGATATCGAAGATGTAGGGTTTTGCTCCAGCGCCGAATGCCGTCAGAGCATCCCATCCGGTCTTGATGCCCTTCAATGCCGTATCCAGCGCCTCGAACGCCGCCAGCTTGGCGTCGTCGATCTTCAACGCCGACAGATCGAGATCAAGATCGAGACCCTTCGCAAAACCTTTGAAGAAGGTTTGAAGGTTGTTCCAGCCACCCTTGATGTCCGCCCAGGCGGTGTTCATTCCGCTCCGGATGGTCGGCCCGAAACGTCCGGCAAATTCGCGACCGGCCGAGACGATCCGCCTGCCGCCGTCCCGCACTCCGTCAGCGAGTTCGAAAAAGCCCCGTTTGGCACGATCCCAGAGCCTGGTCACACGCGGGCTATAGGTCGCCCAGTTCTTGTAGATGTGTACCGCGCCGGCCGCGATGCCCGCCAGCAACAGGCCGACCGGACTGATCAGGGCCAGAAGTGCGGAAAACCCGACACCGACGATGGGCAGAATGATCCCGAGAGCACCAAGGCCGGCTGCGATCAGGACGGCCGCACCAGCGAAGCTCAAGGCCTGGCGCACCATGCCGCCGGTGCTTTCGTCCAGTTCGCGCATCCATTTCAAGCCGTCTGCAAGCTTCTCGTTGATCATCGGCAACCATGCGCCAAAGGCAAGGCCGACCTCCCGGATGCCCTGTTTGCCGATTTCCCGGAATGTGATGAGCTGCCGGTTGAGCCCTTCCATCTGGGTGTCGAAATCTTCATCGATCATCGCGCCGGTCGCCTTGGCGACCTCGTCCTTGATCCGCTTGTATTCTTCGACATTGCCGAGGAACGGGATGAGGAAGTCCATGACTTGGACGTCCTGGAACAATTCGCCGAGCGCGCCTGCGCCATGGATCTTCTCCAGCTGCTCCCGAACATACCCAAGCGCTTCCGCGCCTTCGAGACCGTTGGCCTTGGCCGACTGCATCAGCTTCTCGATCTCCGTCCCGGAAACACCCGAGAGCTTGACGATCTTCTGCATGACGGCTTCGACCGGGTTGATCCCCTTGACCGCCGCATCGCGCATGACGGCCTCGATGTCGACGCCGGCCTTCGCGAAGTTCTTGATGGTCTGGGGAGACAGAACCTTCGAAAGGAAGTTCTTCAGGTTGTTCGCGGCCTCCGCCGGATCCGAGGTTCCCTTGCGGGCAATCTGCAAGGCTGCGCCGAGGAAGTTGACCGCCTCCCGGCCGGTGACGCCGAACTTCGCCATCTGGCTGGTGAGGGTCGGGAAGTAGCGCGCCATGTCCTTGAGCTCGAACGCGCCCTCCTTGCCGGCGACCACAAGGCCACCCAGCGCATCATCAAGTTGATCGGCGGGAAGCTTCAGGGTCTGCAGCAATGATGTCGCGACCTTCGACATGTCGGAGAATTCGGCATTCGCCGCCGTTGCGGCGCGACCGATGCTACCGATCGAGGCGTCAACCAGGGCCTCATTGACGCCGGCAGCGATCATCTCGCCTGCTCCAGCCGCGATAACGTCGGAGTACTGACCGACGCTCAGCGCCAGATCCTCGAACTTACCCTTGGCCTGGTCGACGAAGTCGAACGCCGCCTGCCCGGACAGATTGGCCGTTCCCGCGATGTCGAGGAGCTGTTGCTGGAAGGCCGCCGCCTGGTTGATCGGCCCCATGAAGGAGATTGCCGCGATCGCGGTTCCGACGATGCCGATGCTGCGCGCCACGTTGCCGAGTGATCTCAGACCGGCTGTCAAACGGCGGAGCGGGCTCGACAGCATGTCCTTCATGCGAACGATGACGTCGAGGTTCATGTTGCGATTGGACATGGGAATGGCTCCGCCGCGCCTGGATCGGCTTATCCCGAACCTATCGCGCGCGCGAAGCCGGATCGATGCCCGTAAAGGCGGGCATCGTCAGGATTTGGGGGAAGATTCCTCGCGCCAGGCCATCACGCAGTTCCACCAGAAGATGGCGCGGGAGACGTCGAAGCTTTCTATCTCCGACGCCGAAAACCCGGTTCCGTCAGCCAAAGCGCCGAGGATTATCGGCCAGTTCTCGGGCCACTGGACAAAAAATGGTTGAGCACCCGGCCGGCATAGTTGATGTCGGACGCATCGAGCCGGTCAAACAGCGCGTTCATCACCGCCTGGTTGATGCGTGTCGAGCGTGCGAAGGACACCACGGCCATGTCCTTGTCCTCGGCCGCTGCAATGGCGCGCTGGTCAGCACCGAGAAGCCGGTGGAAGGTCAGATCCTTGAACACCCGCTCGCGGATCTTGCCGTCCTTCTTCGACTTGAGGGTCACCTCGCGGTAGAGCGGAAGCGTCACGGACCCGTCATCGTTCTTGATCGCGTGTCTGGGCAGCTTGTCGAGCGGATCGACGTCCTCGTCGACCACGCCATCCTCGACCTGGTCGATCGCAGCAGGCCCGTCCTCGTTGACGATCACGTCGTCGCCGGCGGTGGCTACGTCCTCGTCGAGATCGATCTCGATATCCTTGCCATGCTTGCCGCTCATGCCAGGATCTCCTCAGGCGCGGAAGCTGCCCATTTGAGTTCGATCTTGCCGCCTTCGCCGCCAGTGATCTCCGGAATGTCGCCCTCCAGGAAGGCGTCATACATGACGAAGGTCTGGCCGGTGTCGCAGACAACCTGCAATTCGCCTTCGCCGGGATCCCACGTGTTGCCCCAGCGCTGGCCCGCTTCCAGCTCGGTTGTCGCCATCACTTCGGAGCCCTGGAACTCCTGGGCGCGGCCGACCTTGCGGCCATAGGTGACCGCGTTGTTCTTGATACCGCCGACGCGGAACTTCGCGCCTTTCTCGACGGGGATGTTTCGCCCCCGCCAGACGATATCGACGATGCCTAGAACCTGTGTCATCGGTTAGTCCTTTCTCAGACCTGGAATTCGAGAGCGCCGGCGAAGACCATCAGATTGCCGACGATCTGGACCTGCTGGCGGCTTTCCATGCGATTGCGATCATCCGCCGACCGGGTGAAGACGCTTTCCTTGACGGTGCGCGCGACGTCCTCGATCCAGACCTTGTCCGCATAGAGCTTGCAGCGCGCGGCCCACGAGCCCTTCATGCGCTGCGGCGTCACGACAGCCGTGCCGGGATCCTCGTCATTGTCGTGCCGGCTGGCGAAGGAGGCTGCGCTGTTGTCGTCGACCAGCTTGGAACGCGGATACATCAGCGAGATATAGGCGCTCCAGTCATAGCGAATGCGGCTCATGGTGGCGGGCACCATGACGTCGAGCCAGGCGCGATCGGCGACGCCGAGATTGCTGGTCTTGTAGGTTGTGATCATGCGACTGATCGTGACCGTTCCATCCGAGAGGCAATCGAAGGTCGAGATACCGGTCCGGAGCAGCAGATCGTTTTCATCGTCGATGAACTGATCGGCGGTTTCCGGAGCTTCCACGCCGGGCATGATCAGCGAGCGCAGCTGACGCGCCGGATCGTTGTTGAGGTGGAATGCCGCCAGACCACAGGCGACGGCTGCGATCGCCCAGGAGCTGGTCGGGCTCTTGTTCAAGCCGCCGGCGGTGAGGAAGGCGCTGTTGGTCAGCGCACCGAATGTGGCGAGCTGGCCATAGGTGCCACCCTTGAAGACGAAGCCGTGACAATCGAGTTTGGAGGTTGCCAGATAGCGCACCCGCAGGAACTCCGCGGTTGCCGCCATGTTGGTGGCGTCGTTCCAGGGATGCGTGATCTTGGTGAACCAGGTGTTGGTCATCAGGTCCAGTGCATCCTGGACATCGGGATTGCCCGCGCCTCCCGCCATGGGCGCAATTGCGACAGCCAGGCCCGAGGGCAGCGGCTGCGCCCTGGTGTCGACCTTGAGGTTGATCTCGTTGCCGACCTCGCCGCCATGCCGCGCGGTCACCGTGACAACGCCAAGTGCCGAGGCTGCGGTCGCAACCATGTCGAGATCCGCGTTGATGGCGGCCGCCAGCTTGGTGGCAAGCGCAGTCACGTTGTCGGTGGTAAGCGCCGTGATGCGCACCTGGCGACCGCCGACCTTGAAGCGGAGAACGGTCGCTGCCGAAACCGCGCCGGTGAAGGTGAAAGTGCCGGTCGCCTTGACCGATGCGCCATCGTCAGCGAGCGCGGTGACGAACAGAGGTGTGTTGCGGTTTGCGCCCTTGAAGAAGGCGATCTGCTCGGCACCGATCGAGCCACGGCCGAAGAGAGCAATCGCCTCATCGGCGCGGGTGATCTCCACGATCTGGCCAACGGCAAGCGTGCCGGTGTCGAGCTTCTGGCCGATGATGCAGACCTTCTCCGGATAGGGCAGCAGGCCGGTGTTGCGATAGTTCGGCTTGATTTCCAGAAGGGTCGCCGGCTCCAGGCGATCAACGGGGATTTCGTTGAAGTCCATTTACTTGTCTCCTTCAGACCCTTCGGGCGTCTTCTTCGAAGTTGCCCTGGGCTTGACGATCAGGTCGCCATCGGCGAGCCGGCGGCGGGTGAACAGCGTGCCCGGATCTTCCAGGCCTTCCTTCGGCCAGGGCGAACCGTCCTCCAGATGGACGGTGCGGCCCTCGGCAGCGATCAGGGTGTCTTTCTTCGCCATGCGTCAGGTCTCCTGTGGCGGCGTGAGTTCGTCGGTGAGTGTGAGGGCCACCTTGCTGGCGTCCGGGTCGTCTGGAGCCACTTCCCAGGTGATGCCGAGCGCCTTGAAGTCATCGACGGTCATCAGCCCGAGCGGTGCCGGCGTGGTCGCGAACGAGAAAGTGAAGTCGATCTGGGCAATGGCGATATCGTCGTCGCTCCAGCCGTCGGCGATGACCGAGTTGGCGAGCGTGACGGCGGTGTGGCCCTGGTCTTCGAAGCTGACACCCTGCAGCAGCACCATGGCGACGTCGATCATGGCGTCGAGCCCGATGCCTTTGGTGTCCCCCTTGAAGCGGGCTTCAAGGCCGCTTGAAGCCTTATAGATCAGAACCAGCCGCCATTGCATCACGCCCTTGAGCATCCGCCCGCTGGCCGGATCCGGCCTCATGCCTGTCCACGCCAGACCGATGAACGGAGACGACTTGGAAAGACGCTTGAACTCATTGATGCTGAGCACCTGGGGAATACGCTCGATCGCAAATGTCCTTTCCGGGAAGGCCAGGCGGAGGCGCTCGATGATCAGCGGTTCCTGGCTGCGGATTGGGGTGAGCGAGAGATCCATCAGAAGCCTCGCAGACCGTCACGCGACATGATGCGATCGCGATCGGACATGCGCGGTCCGGACCCGACTGCCGACCCGGCAGTCGCGGCCGCCGGCACGTCAAGGTGGATCAGTTCCTTGGCGATGTTCTCAAGCCAGGTGATCACATCCTTGCGGGACTTGGCCATCTCCTCGCTGGGATCCGTGTGTTCGCCCTGGGCAAGGTCATAGCGCGCCAGGATACAGGCGGCGCGAACGATCTCTTTCGGCGGATTGGCGATCGGGACCAGGTAGCGCCCACGCACATAGCCGTCGATCACCGCCGTCGCGTCAAGCAGCGCGGTGTCGATCTTGACCTCGTCCACGGTCTCGGCGGTGCGATCCTCGGGCCGGGAAAGCCGGAGCATCTGGGTCTCGCCAAAACGTGCGATCATGTCTGCTACGGTTGCGTACACGGGTGGTTCCTAAGGTGGTTGGTTCGACCGGCCCGGTGAGCCGGCCGAAACTTCAATCAGGTTTCAGCTTCTCAGCAGGGGCGCCAGCGAAAGCCGAGGGACTGGCCGTCGGTCTGATAGCTGTCACGATAGACAGGCTTGAGAGAGCCGATCACCCGAACCGCCACAAGCTTCACCCGCTCGACCACGCGCCACAGATATGGCGAGGCATCTTTGATCAGGTCATTGACCAGGCGGATGGCAAAGTTGACGGCGACGACAGCCCCGACGGCTGCATGTCCGATCAGTAGGCCGACGGCCAGGAAGATGCTGTAGTGCTTTGTCATGCTCTTTCCTTCAGTGTTGGAGCGGGGTGGCGGCGCGCCGGATCGCCCGACGCCCGGGCTCTCGCTCGGGGGTTATTTCTTCGCCGTGGCGGCTTTCTTCTCGGCCGGCTTTTCGAGCTCGGCGATCTTGTCGGTGGCGGCCTGAAGCTTCTTGCCGAGATCCTCGGCAGCCTTCTCGGCATTGGCCTTTATGGTGGCGGTCTTGTCGTCGACCGCTTCCTTGACGGCCTGCTCGAAGCTCGCCTGCAGCTCGGCGGCCTTTGCCTTCACCCGCTTGTCGACTTCCGCCTGGACGGCGAGCTCAAAGTCCGTGTCCGTTTTCACGTTCTCCATCGCATCATCGACGCTCCGGACGGTGAACGCGGGATCCGCGTCAAAGGCTGCCAGTTCCTTCTCGCTCCAGCGGTCTTCCTCGTAGAACGCGCTGGCCGGATGGGCGATGCCGTTGCGGCGAATGCCGGGAGAGCTGCAAATGATCTGGATCTTCATCGGTTCTTTCCTTCGGGGTTTGCCGGAGCCGTCTCGGGACGGTTCGGGAAAACCCCGCCCGGATCACCGGGCGGGAATATCAAAGGCCCGCGTCAGCCCAGGTAGGGGATGACAACCACCTCGGCGGTCTTGGCCCAGACGTTGCTGTCACCGCCATTGACCAATTCGGCATTGATGATCTGCCGGGCCGCGCCTTCGAGTGACGGCGGTACCAGGAGCTTGGTTGGCCGGATGTTGATGATCGTGCCGTCGCGCTTGCGGATGTTCATCATGGCCGCGCGGGCGGCGGCATAGTTCTCGGCATTCAGGACAGCCTTGGACATGTGGGCGAGCTGCCAGAGACCGAAGCCCGCATTGCAGCGGCCATCGACGCCCCATTCGAACTTGCCCTTGTAGAAGACGTTCGCATCCGTTTCGTTCTGCATCGACACAAGCTTGAACGGCTTGCGGGTCTGCCAGACCATCGGCTTCATCACCTGGGTATCGTCGACCAGGTACCAGGCGGGAGCGGCACCAGCGGTGTAGTTGGAGACGGAAGTCGCCGCACCGGCTTCATCATAACCGGGATGATCGGTGTCGAAGAAATACTGGCCATCGTAACACTTGAGCGCGTTGCCCTGCTTGAACAACGGCCAGACCAGCTGGTCGGGGAACTCGGCCGCATCCTGGCCGATCTGCGAGGCAACCGGCGCGAAGATGCCGATCTGGTCATCCTCGATCTGGCTGCGCTTGATGCCGATCGTCTTCTCGAATTCGCGGTTGCGGATCTGGTAGGTCGATGCCGACAGATCATGAACCAGGCGATCGCCGATCCACTCACGAATGCCCGGCATGTCGTCAAGGCGCGGGTATTCGTTCATCGCCGTTGTCGAGGGCACCGTCATGGCAACGGTCGAATAGAAAGTCGCGGCGGATCCGAACCGGGCATTGAATGCGGTCGAGAGCCCGGTGTAGATGCCGCGTAGCGTGTTGACGTTGATGTCCATGTCAGTTCCTCAAAGGGTCTTCAGCCAGACGCCGTCAGCGTCGATGGCATGCAGTGTTCCGATCTGGAGATTTGCGCCGGCGGCATCGTCCAGGGTGAAGGTGTCATCGGCGCTGGCATAGACGGGGTCGCCGATGTTGGCGGCAGTCGCACCAGCCAGAACGATGTCGAAGATGCCCTTCTTGGCGTTGGCAAATTGATCGCCGGTGGCACCCGCCGAGTTGTCGATGCGCTCCTCGGCAATGCCGACCAGGGCGACGGCGTTGACGTGCCCGGCAGGCACGGCCGCGAGAGCCGCCGTGACCCCCATGGCAGTGCCGCCGTAGATGATGACGCCGGCCAGAACCGGATAACCGTAACGGTCACCGGAGCGTTCGCGGCGGCGAATGTCGTTGGTTGCGGCCATCTCAGGCCTCCTTTCCGAAGAGGGATTTCGCGGTGGCGTCGTAAGCCGCCGGATCGACGCCCATCATGGCGAGGACCTTGTCATCCTCCTCCGTGCGCGCGGCCTCGCCCGCCTTCGGCGCGGGGCGCTTGCCCAGGCCACCGGCATGAAGAGACGGCATGAGGGCGATCTCGCTCTCGACGTCCTTCGGGGACTTCATGTGCCGCGCGATCATGTGATCGCGAAGGGCGGGCACGATCTTGCCGGCTTCGATGGCCGCCTCGACCACGCTGACCGCCTTGTCCTGGGCGGCGGAAGACGCAAGCGAGGTCAGCTGGCTCTGCAGTGACGTGATCTGCTTGACCAGTTCGTCGCGGTCGGCATCGCCGGTCGATGCCGCCTTCGCCTGGATCGCAGTGACCAGGGCGTCCCCGTCGGCATCGGCGTCAACACCGGCGGCCTTGGTGATCCGGCCCATCAGCGCGGCGTTCGCGGTGTTGGCCGCATGGGCGGACGTGACAGCCGCGATCACGGCAGCCTCATCAGCGGTTTCGGGAAGGCCAAGCGCCTTCCGAAGCTCTTCAAGCATCGTTTGATCCTCTTGTGAGTGGAGCGATTTGAGGGAAGAAAGATTGGGATCGTTGGTCAGCGAGACGCGCTGAATGGTGAACACCCGGAACGGCCGCGTCGCGGTGTGCAAAAGCACTGGCGAAAGGTAGCCATAGGCCTTGTCCTCGACGAGCGCCTTGCCGGTCTCGGTCCATTCGACCCGCCCCCAGACGCCATCCTCGCGCGCCTGCATCTCGACGATCCAGCCACGCGCCGGCGACGGATGGCCGGACTTGCCGGCAAGGTCGATGGAATGGTTCTCGTCAACCGGGATCTTCGTGCCGGCACTGTTGAACCGTGCGACAAGAGCACTTGCGTCCTCGACGATGTAGGGTCCGCGGCGATCCATCCCGGTGAAGGACTTTTCGGCGGGCAGCAGATGCAACCATTCCGGCGCGCCGCCACCGGCGGCGTTCATCGACATGACAAGTGTGCTGGCTGATTTCTTCATGGCCGGAAATTGCCATGGCGGGCGAGACGATATCATGCCCGCACGCGCGGGCAGGTCCGAAGGATGTCAGGGGATCAGCGGCGGGTGGAGTGTCGCTCCAGAAACCCGAAGACGGTTTCCGCGATCATCGCCTCGTCATCAGAAGATATACCGAGGAAGGGTCGAGCCGGCAAGGTGACCTTGTCGGCCTTGACCAGGCTACCCCCGATGCGGAACCAGAGATGGGTCGCGGACTTCGGAACGATGGTCCCGCCGAACTGGTGAATGCCCGCATAGATGACGTTGGTTCCGACCAGGACTTCGTCATTGCCCGGCCGGGAGTTGATGCTGTCCCGCAGTCGGCCGCTCTCGGTGAGGATGCGTGAGTTTCTCTTACCAGCGGCGTAAGCCGAATTGAGCGCGGCCCATGCCTGGCCTTCCGGATCTGTCTGGGTGACGAAACGCATATGGGTCGAGCCGACCAGGCCGGTGCCGATTGCCGCCATCACCGGCGTGGTGTTGACCATCCGGCGTTCGAGTTGACGAAAGCCGCGCCGGACTTCGGCGTCCCGGACTTGCATCGTGATGGAGACGCCGCTCATGCCATTTGCCTTTGCCGTCCCGCCCCACTATATTCTGAACAGACGCGCCGAGCAGAACGCGGGCTCCTGTCGAGAGCCTTGGGATCAGCATATTCGGCCCCCCGGCGCGTCATTTCTCACCCAGGATACGTGCAAGCTGTTTCGGATTGGTCCGGCGCAAAGATGTCAGATAGACCTCTTGCCGCCCGTCGAGTTTCCGCACGATCTTGAGCGCCGCGTACCAGGGCGCACCATCGAAGTCCGCGGTGATCCCCCATTTGCCTTCCGCATTCCTTACGAGCCGGCCTGTTCTGACCAGGTGCGCCGGCAGGACGCCATAGGCTGCAGGCGTCGCCACCTTGTGCTTGAGGTGAGACCGGACCGTGTCGGCCGACAGGCGGATCTCGGTGCCAGCCTTGACCGCCAGGCTTGCAGACATCTCCTCCGACGCGATCGCGACGGGCGTCCAGGTTCCGTCAGGCCACTTACCCCGCAGCGACGAACTCACGAAGGCTGCCACCTGCGCCTCGTCGGCGGACACCGCGACCGGTCCCGGCGCGGTCTGCTCCAGCCAGGCCTGGCCGGGATTGTAGGCAAACGACGGATCGACGCCGCGCGGCTGGTCGGTTCCGAGCTGATCGAGATCCGGTGACTGATCCGGTCCGGATTTGCCCAGGCGACGAAGACCGGGCTTTGAGACCGGCGTGACGAAGCAGCCGCAGCGAAACCCGTTGGGCGGGTAGTTGGTCTGCCAGAATGGATCGTCCGCAGCCAGGCACAAACCATCCCATGCCTTGTGATCGACACGGGGATGAACAGCCCCCGAATGGTTGTATTGCCAGTAGGGGAAAGCCGCGAGCGTGTCGGGCGCGCTCATCTGGGCGTAGCGGCCGGCAGCGTAAGCCGTTCTCAAATTGGTCTCAAAGATCGTTTGAGTGCGCCAGCCGCGTTCACCATTGTAGGACCAGCCGTGTCGCTTGACGATCGCGTCGAAGTCCTTGAGGAAGTCCGCAAGCGTCGTGCCCTGTTCTGCCGCCCTGACCATTGACGCCTGGAAGTCCTCGACGATGGCGCGGCTGTTCGCGCCGGCCACCATGAACATCCTGGAATGGGCTGCGTTCCAGACGTCACGCCAGCTTTCCGTCGGGATTGCCGTCTTCTGCCTGAGAAAGGCGATCGCTTCATCGAAAGGGAGATCCAGCGCCTGGGCCGTGGTTGTCATGCTCGGCTGTCCATTGGCTTCGTTTTCAAAGGCGCTTCAAAGCCCGTCAGCGCGTTTTTCGGGTTCGCGCGGGGGTTCGTGCCCACGAGGCCGTCTGCGAGCCTCTGTGGGCCGTTTTTCATGACCGTGCTTTCACACTGTCGATCAGGCTAGCCTGGCCAGCGAGATGCGCAAGCGCCATGCCCCTGGCCATGGCCTCGGTCAACTGATCGGGTTCAAGGTTGAGGCGCGACAGGCGCTCGGCCGCATCGCGCAGATCACTCGCCTGCTGCAGAGCTTCGCGGACCTCGTCGATCATGCCGTTCATCGCGCCGGCGGCGTCCTGCTCCAGCCGCTCGGACAGACGGTCAACGAGATCCGGCTGCGGTTCGGTCGTGAACAGCGAGGACATGCTCTGCCTGGATGCCTGTTCAGGCTTCTCGCTGCCACTGTCCTGAACTGGTACAGCCCGCCCGCCGACCAGAACAGCATTGGCCTTCGGAGCGGGAATGCCCAGGCGATCTCGCAGATAGCTTTCTTCGGCCGTCAGACCATGGCGCGCCAGCTTGTCAAAGGCCGTGGCGAAGTCCTCAAGCGGAACCTCGTCCGGCCGGCCGATCTTCACTTTCGGATAGTGATCCTGCGGCCCGAAATTGAACGCCACGATGTTGGGGATCAGTTGGGCATTGAGCGTGGACGAGATCGACAGCGCGTCGGAGCGCTCAATGTCTTCCTGGACAAGGCGGTGTTCCTGAGCGACCGCATGCCCACCTGAGACCGCGTCCGTCGTCGTGGTCTGGCCGAGCACCAGCTTGGAGATCTGACGATCGAGCCAGTCGGCGCGGCGCTCATACATGTCCGTCGAACTCGACTTGGAGCCGACTTCGTGAAACTCGATCAGCATGTCGCGCGGAACGATTGCCGCGCAGTCACCGGCAATCCCCGAGACCGCGCGCCACAGCACATCCTTTTCGGCCTCCGTCGCTCCGCGTCCATACTTGCCGATGCGGATGGGCTGGCCGTAATTCTGGCAGAAGATCGCCCAGTCCTTGACCGTGAAGGACTTGAACATCCATGCCCACAAGGCGGTGCGGGCAATACCGGACCGGATGGTCAGGCCCGATTTGGTCTTGTGGCGGTGAACGATGAATTTGTGCGCGGCCAGCGGAACGTTCGCCACACCTTCGCGCAGCAGCACAGTCTCGCCATCCTCCCGGTCAAAGGTGAACCAGCGCTGGGTGCGCCAGATCAGCTCGCGTGGGCAGAGCTGACCGGCGTTGTGCTTCCAGTCGATCTCCATGACGGAGATGCCCTTGCCGATGGCGTCGAGCATGTCGAACAGTGACGCCCGCAGGATATCGTCATCGATCCATGACTGGATCAGTTCGGCGTGTTTCTTGTGCTCCGCGCTGTCTGAGGCGCTCGCAACAGTGATCGGCAGCTGCGCTACCGATCGTTTCCTTGTGGCCATGACGGCCGCGTAGTGAAGATCCCGCTCCTCAATGTCCTCGGCCAGTTCGAAATAGGCTTCCGGCTCGCCCTCGGCCGCCGCACGCAGAATGGTGGCGAGACGCTGCGGCGTGAGACCGTCCGCCGGATGGGCGGAGATCGGCTGTCGGACGCCACCCACCTGGGCGCCGGCGATCTCGCCAGTCAGGGTCTTCAAAGGGATAACGCGGTTGAGCCAGTCGCGAAGCGAAGCCATCAAAGTGATCCTCTCAGGTAAACGTCGATCGATCGGGAGCGGTCATCTCCATGACGCGCTCGCCGCGCCTGCTCGGCAGCGACAACCGGACGATCGGTCTCATACTCGTAGGCGATGTAGTCCTGGCAACTTGCAAAGAAGGCGAGCGCGCCGGCTGGCGCGGTGTCGCCATGGCGATCGTAGCCATCGGCACCCTTGGTCGAATGCCCATCGGGAACCTTGATGATGCCGCCGACATAGGCGAGCGCCTGGTGATCGGCGAGAATGTCGGCGTCGTAGGGATAGAGAACCGTCTTGTCGCTGAAGGCCTCGGTGTAGGCCGGCATGTTCACGCTGTACCATTTCTGGGAGAGCATGACCTCGACGATGCATTCGCCGTAGCGCTGGCGCGCCTTCTCGGCCAGGAACGCGCCATTGCCGGTGGCGTCCAGCGCGCCGCCCATCAGGCGCGGTATCCGGTCCACAATGTAGAAAAGGATGTCGCGCTGCTGATCGAACGGGATGTTCTTCAGCTCAACGACAAGACGTGCACGGCGGACCAGGTCCGTGCCGATCTCGGGAACGATGATCGCTGTCTTGTCGCCCTTGCGGGCAAAGTCTTCGCCAAAGCAGTGTTCCCGCTCGGGATCCAGGGCATCGAGCAGCGGTTTGAGAACGGTCTCGCAGAACTCCAGCGCCTCCGCCTCGCGGACCTCGTCCGACATTTCCTTGAACTCATCGGGCCGGTCCCAGCGAACCACCGGCGGCAGATCGCGCGACATGCAGCTCTCGATCAGGACGCGGGTGAGTGCTGCGCCTTCGGCTTCGGCCGGGATCGCATCGAGCTCCTGTTTCATCTTCGCAGTGCGTGTTCCGTAGGAGCCTCGGATCTGGGCTTCCCAGGCTGCTTCCTTCTCCGGCGTCCATTCCGTGCCCTTGATCAGGCAGACGCGCTTGTAGAGCCCGTTCCGGACAGCCAGACCGAATGAATAGGTGTGAACCGAGAACGGGATCTTGCCAGCGTCGGCTTCGCGGATCAGCTCGTTGAACGGATTTTGAACCCCATTGTGCGAACTGATCACGCGGATCTTGCCGCCCCAGATCAGCAGTGCGTTGACGGCGTCCAGCACGTCGCGGACGTTCTTGTGAAACGCGGCCTCGTCGATGACCACGACGCCCTGAAGACCACGAATGTTCTCCGGCCGTGACGACAGCGCCTCGACCCGAAAGCCGGATGCAAACGAGATCCGGAAGCTGGAAATGAATTTGGTGGTGCCGTCTTCGCGCTCATCAATAAAGACACTGTCCTCGATCGTGAGCATCTCCTTGGCGACAGTCTTGGCGAAATGCGCCACATAGCCGATGAATTCGCGGCCCTTGTCCTTGGTGTCGCCGATGTAGAACACGTTCTGCCCGCCGGCCGATCGCTTGGCTGCGGCGATCAGGGTGTCGTCAAGCGCCTCGGCGAAGGTGATGCCTGTTCGCCGGCCCTTGGCGCAAACCTTCAGGTCGCTCTCGTCTTCAAGCCACTCGGCCTGGTGAGCCATCAGAACGCCCTCGGCCAGGGGATCGAGATCCTCGGGGATCTCGGCACCGCGCGGCAGTGCCTCGGGAAGCTCATCCGCCTCACGCGCAAGGATGGGCGGATCGATCCATTGGGTGTCCGGAAGCTCTGTCATTCCGACGCATCACCTGTTTCAGGCTCGGCCTGATCTGCCTTCGGCCGCACGCCAAGGAAGTCGAGGCGCAGCTGGGCGATGCGTTCGGCCGAGATCCCGCTTTCCTTTGCGACGGCGGCCAGGGCCTTGTCGGTCTTGGCGGCAAACTCGTCCTCGCGCCGCTTTGCCTCCTCCGCGGCTTTCTCATCAACCTTGATGCGCCGGTTCGTCGATGCGACCTGGGCGGCATTCGCGGCTCGCAGCGCATTGGCCAATTCCATCGCGCCTTTCGGGTTGAGGCCGGCCTCTCCGCCTTGCTGCAGAAGTTCGAAGATCAGGGTCTTGATGGCTTCTGCGGCAATCAGGGTCAGATCGTCGGACGCGGACGCATCCATGCGCTTGGAAATCGTCGCAGCTATCTCGCGTGTCTGCTCCAGCCGGCGCGTCATCTGGGACAGCCGGATCGAATAGCGGTTGAAGGCCGAGAACGACGGGATATCGAAGCCAAGGCCGGTTTCTCCCTGGAGCGCGATCAGCTTCTGTTTCCACTCGGCATAAATGTCGAGTTGGGTCCGGTTGCGGTCAGCCAGTTCCTGCGCTGCCCAGGCGATGATGTCGCTGCACTCCTCCGGCAACTTGTCGATCGACGACAGCCATTCGCGCCCTTTGGCCATGATCAAGTGCTCCTGGAGGGGCTCGGCCGCTTGACACCCTCAAGCACCCGCCGGCGCTCGACATGGTCAAGACCAGGCTCTATCAGCTCGGCGATCATGGCGGTGCCGGCTTCGGTCAGCTTCACCGCGCCGACGCTGCGCTCAAGCCAGCGCAACTGATTGCGCACATACTCCCGTCCGCGCTTGATGGCGAAGGCTTCGAGCATGGTGGTCAACATACTGTCGGACAACCGGTAATCGGTCTCGCCTGCCAGCGCCTTGAGGATCACCAGCCGGGCCTCGGTATCGTAGTGTTCGGCATAGCCCTCAAACATCATTTGCCCTTTCCAGAGAGTGAGATCAGAAAGTTCTCGATCCGGGAAACCGCGGCCCCGGTTGCATTCGTGGTGCCGTTCAAGGCGATCATCCGTTCGTCCATCCGGGCGAAACCTGTCTCCAGCTTGTGCATGTCCTGCCGGGTTGGTCGTGAGACGAGATCATGTTCGATGTCGCCGATCCGCTTGTCGAAGCTGCCCAGACGCTCATTGATGGAACGAAGTTCAGTCATGACCTCACCGCCAGCCTCCGGGCTTTGTTCGTTTTCCTTTGCTTGCGGACTGAAACCCAGCCAGCCCTTTGCCTTGGCGATCACAGCGCCCGCCGCGAGGATCGCAACGCCGAGCGCCGCGCCCAATGGCCCGGCCTGCTCGATCAGCTTGTTACCCAGTTCATCCATTCATCTTTCCAGTTCGCAGGCTGTCTGACACTCTATGCAACGCTCGGCGAAAGGTGCGGCGCGGCGGCGTTCATCCGGGATCGCGCATCCGCAATCCCGGCAGTCTGTTCGCCCGAACCCGGCAACCAGTCTGGTCGCCTGCTCAAGCTTCAGGTCGCGCTCCCGCGCGACCCGCTCCTCGGCCTGTTCGATCATGAAATCCGAGGCGCTCACGGCTTGCCCCGTTTGAGCACCGCATCAATGACGTTCCGGCCGAGATCCTTGACGGTGTGGCCGCCCATGTAGAGTGCCATGAACCAGGAGGTGAGCGTCATGAGCGTGGCGAGATCAACCATCTCGATCACCACGCCCCCGCCCGAGCCAAGCCGCTGGTTGACGATCGGAGCCACGATGATCCGCCAGATCCAGAAGATGGCGAGCAGATACATCCAGCCGTAGCGCCAGAAGGACTGCCAGAAGCCTTCCCTGGTCTCGGCCTGGAGAAGCGCGAACTGCCCCTCAAGCCCCCTTGTGTAGAGTTCGATCAGCTCCGGCATGTCGGCTTCAGTGGCAAGGACGGCGTCCTTGAGCTCGGCGGGCTTGAGAGCTTCAAGCTCGATCGGCTCGACACCTGCCTTCTCCGCCACCGTCTTGATCACTGTTTCGGCAAGTTCGCCGCCAGCCGGGCCGATCCGTTTGGTAAGCACCGATTTGATCAGGGGGGCGCCAACTTCCATAGCGATGCCCAGCACGATCGTAGCAAGCCCGTTCATGTCAGAAACCTCCCAGGATGTAGACCAGCAAGCCGGTTGCGACCAAGGCGCAGACGAGCCAGCGCGCGCCGGGATGGCCCTGGCCGGCCAGCAGGCTGAGAAGCGCGAAGGCTCCGGCACCGAAGACGGTAAGAACCAGAATGATGATGACGAAGCTTGAGCTGAGAAACTCCGTCATCACGCTTTCCTCGTCCGGTTGCCGATGAGCGCGATCGACAGCTCGTCGCGGTAGCGCCATGCCAGCCAGACGCCGCCAACGACCAGCACCGCAATGCTGCCGTAGAGGATCCAGTCGCCGTAGCCAGTCGTGGCCGTGAACTGGTCGGCAACACCGGTTGCAGCTCCTGCCGCAGTGCCAGTCGTGCCCTTGGCGGACTTGGCCTTGAGATCGATCACCCGTTGGAGCTGATCGAGAGTTGCACGGCCCAGAATGCCGTCATTGTCGAGCTGCGGGTGCGCCTCCTGGAAACGGCGCGTTGCCGAGGCAATCAGATCCTTGTCGGAGAGGCTGGAGCCGGAAAGATATCCAAGCTGCACCAGCCACTCGACCGCCTGGGCGTAGTCGTCGGTTCCAAGCCGCCAGGACGGCATCACGGCCTTGATCTCCTTCGGCGCGGATGTCCGTGGCGCCTTCACCCAGGCTGGCCACCGGTTGAATTCCATGATGGTCGAGGCTTCAGCCCGCCGCCGGACGAGACCCGGCAGCCGGCGTCCCTTGGCGGTGGTCGCCGTCACCTTCAGACGTCGGGCGGCATCCTTGACGTCGCCTCGAACGAGAGCCTTGAACCAGGTCCACTTGGCTGCACCCAGACCGCAGTTAAACAGCATGTCGATCGCCGCCGCCTTGGCATGTGGCGAAGCTTTGGGAGCGCGCTTGAGAACCGGCTGGGCGTATTCCGCGTCGACCAGCGCCTTGAGGAGGAAGAAAGCATCCGCCTCTGCGATCACGTCGCCAAGGCGCAGCTTGCGGCCATGGCGGTCGAGCCACCAGTCACGAAAGACTTTCGATCCCCAAGTGAACCCGAAACCGATAGTGATGACGCCTGCCGGGCAGCGATAGGCGCGGAGCACCTTGCCTTCATGCTGTCCGGTAAACGGAATAAGGCGCGGGTCGTAACCAGCCTGCGCCGCTGCGAGTTGGGTGTTCATGAGCCTGATCCCGGTTGAGTGTCACGGGCAAGCTACGGAATGCGTGCAAATCCAGTCATGCCCGCAATGGCGGGCCGGAGCATTTAGAGAAGGGAAAGCTGACGATCGTCGCGGGCTTTGCGAACCCGCTTGAAGAGGCGTTCGACACCACTCTCGGTGATGCCCAGGCGTCGTGCGATCTCGGCGTTTGAGAAGCCGGCTTTTCTGTAGTGACGCGCGCGGAGCTCACGGTCAAGAGGGACCTTGATGTACTCGCCGCCGAAGGCACTCGCGAGTTTGGCCGCTGCATCTTCTCCGATATGGCCCGGCAGCTCGGATTGGCCAGCGGATCTCGGCACGTAAAGCCGGATGCCGCCATACCGCTCGACCAACGCCAGATAGGCGGTGTCGCCGATCAGCGCCGTCAAGGTTTCGGTAATGGGTGGGCCGGCCATGCTCACGATCCGGACGCCTCCCTGAAAAAGCGCTCGCGCAGGGTGCGGACTGGTGCCGGGCCTTCAAACCCGAGATCCGGCCACCAGTCGTCAGGGCCGAGTCTCCACAAATGCCGCATGGCAATGTTGTTCACGACGCGATCGCGCGGCGGATAGACTTCAATCGCCGCGACATCGGAACCCCAATAGAAGTTCTTGATGGTCTGCAGCGCGTCCCAGGTGATCGATCCGTCATGCTCCACCGACAGAAGCCCGAGCGCCTCGTCGTGATAGATACGCTCGACGCCAAGGCCAAAGCGGAATTCGCCGGGCTTGCGGGTCCAGACCAGAGTTCCCATCTCAGCGGCTCTCCCATTGGATGATCACACCATGGAACGTGGTGCCTGGGTTTTCCGCCGCCCAGAAGCGGCCCATGGTTTCCCGCGCGGTTTTCCCGATCAGCTTTGCCGGAGCCAGTCCTTCCAATCGCTTCGGATCGAAGCCGTCGGATATCGCGAACGCCTCGATCTCGTCCCGGTTCAATGGCCGGCCGTCGATCTCGATATAGGCAAGGCCCGGCTCGATCAGGTCGGACGACATGATCAGGATCGGCAGCACTGCTATGCAGACCGGATCGGTGATTATCTTCTTGCAATGGCGGGTGCGCATGCCAGTGAACAATTGTACCGGCTCGCCGACATGGGCATGCCGGCGGCGATGCCCTCTGATCGTGTGCCGCTTGCTGCCGTCCTCGATCTGGGGCGCGAAATAGGTCTTGAAGCTGTAGGCGACCATCACGAAGCCGCCTTTTCCGCCTGGCGGCGCTTCTCTTCGGCCTTCCGTTCGGCCAGCCGGCGCTTGGCCTCGCCGGGCGATGCCAGCGCCATGTCGGCCGTGACGGTGTAGGTCGCCTGCATGCCGGGACGAAGCCAGATCGGCGGCTGCGGCGCGTGCCCGGCAATCCAGACCAGCCAGACATAGTCCGTGGCGGTTGAAGCTTCGGGATCCCATACACCCTCGATCAGCGCCACCCGCTCGGCGAAGTGGATGACGAAGGTCGGCTTGTTGTCGCGATAGATTTGATTGTAGCGCTCCTGGCCGGACAGCCAGCTCACTCGCACGAAGAACGCGAATCCGATCTGGGCAATTGCCAGTGAGCGCTCAAAGAACACATCGGCGATGTTGAAGGGTGGGTTGCAGAACACCCAGTCGGGCTGCCTAAAACCGTCCGCCTCAAGCGTCTTGACAGTCTCGAAGGTGAAGTCCCGGATTGGCGGGTTGATCCCCCAATCGTGGACATCGGAGAAATCGACATGGCCAAAGACCTCCCGGAGCGGCGCGATCATATGCCCGCCGCCAACGCACGGGTCGAGTGCTGTCTGTTCCGAAAGAGGAACCCGGAAATTCAGTGGCAACAGCACCTCATGCAACAGCGCCCGCGTTGCCCAGGGCGGCGTCGGGAAATAGTCCAGGCTGTCCGCCGCCTGGTTGCGCTCGTTCATGACATTTGCTTTGCGCATCACGCGCCACCCTTCTCGGCAGCGCGGATCAGCGCGCCGAGCTTGTTCATGGCGGCAATCCAGTCCTGGTCGGAAAGTCCCCACGGTGCCTGAAACCCGTGGGTACGCAGAACGTCGACGAGCGAGATTTCCGGAAGGATCAGGCGATAGAAGATCAGCTTTCGGTGCTGCGCTGTGGCAATCCGGTATCCGTTGGATTGTGACCAGTCCGGCAGGAACCGGTCCTTCGACCAGTCGACACCGCCGTCGCGTTCCAGCCACTTCTTCAGCGCCTCGATCGCCTTGCTGGCGTCGTCATGGAAGCGCAGGAACCTGGTGTGATCGATCCCTGTTTGGCGCTTGACAAAGGCGAGCAGCGCCGCGTCATCATTGTTGCGGATCAGTCCGAGATTGTAGCCGGCGATCCAGAGCGCCTGCAGCTTGGGTGCATACTTGCCCTCAATGCCCTTTCGAGAGCCCCTTGAAGCGGGCTTGAAACCATGGTTCTTCAGGACATCGAGAACGCGACCGCGCTCGCGATCGCTCATGTCCTTCGACGATCGTTTGCCGGTTTCCCGCTCCAGCAGGTCGCGCCAGGTATCGTCATCCAGCCCGAGCTGCTTCTTGGCAATATGCAGTTTGGCGAGCGCGCTCACAGGATGTACCTCGCGTCGATTGCCTTTGGTCCGCCGGCGATGTCGAAGGCTCCGGACCGGCCCTCCACAAGAAGATCCACAAAGCGCTGCCCCCACATTTCGCCACGCGCCAGCGCCTCTTCCAGGTCGGCGGAGTCCTGGTTGATGGTTGCTGCCATGATCGAAGCGAAGGCGGAAAAAGCATCTTCGGGCGCATGCGGCGCGATAACCCGCATGACCTTGTCCGCGATGGCGTTCTGCTCTTCGGTTAGTGCTCTCCTGGTCATAAGCCCGCTTCCTCCAGCAGCTCGGCTGCGCGATTGGCTATCTCTGGTCGGAAGAAGCCGAGCCGGATATCGAGCGGCGATGAGAAGCCACCGCACTCGTCGCGACCGGACAGCAGCGCGGTGTCGATGCACGTTGCAAGGCAGCCCGCCAGCCGCTTCTCCAGCGTCTCAACCTGCGGAAGATCGAGGCCCATCTCGGCGTCGATTGCCCGGTCGAGGTCTTCGCCGCCGAGGATGGTGTTGTCCGGCACACGGCCCGCGAAGACGCCGCCCACGGCGATATCGACCGGTCGGGTCTGACGGTTGCGCAGGTGACGGTACCGGCACGCATCGCGCTCCAGCGCGTCGTGAAGCCGGTCCTGGCAGAAACTGCAGAGATCGTCATCGGCCCAGCACAGCATCTCGCCGCCGATTTCGATTCCGGGCTCGATGTCGGTAATCCCGCATTCCCGGCACTTGTGAAGGACATGGGTCACTTTCTCGTCTCCAGTTTCAGCGCCTCGGTGGTCAGCTGCCGCAATTCGGCTTGCAGCTCGATCCGCCGCCAAGCGTTGGGTTTGAGTTTCTCGATGCGCCGGGCAAGCTCCTGGCGCCTGGCCTCGATGTCGCGAGCGGCCCGCCACCGAAACAGATCAACCGGTTCGGGTGCGGCGGGCCGGCGCATGTCAGAGGGTCCGGTCCGGAGCGTGATCATCATCTGGCCGGAGATCGTCGATGTGGATGCCGCACCTGGAGCAGATCTTCCGATCGGCCTCACTTCCGACATGGCCGCTGCATTCCGCAGTGCCATCCCGCGCCGCGAGGATCCGCTGGTCATACTGACGATGAAAATCGGGGCTCCCCGGCAACGCGCTGCGATACTCTTCGGGGATCTCCGACCACAGGAACTCATCTGGGTGAGGATCAACCATCACGTAACCTCCGCCGGGCGTTGCTCTTGGGTCAGAGCCATGGCGGCAATATCGGAAGGTGCCGGGCATGGGGATTCAACGCTCACCTTTCGGCTCGCACAGGTGAACACACCGCCGCACTCGAACTCTGTCATGAAGCCGTGTTCGTCGCGATTGCCCTTGAGCCATCGCGCTCCGCATACCGGGCACCTGTTCACATTGTTTGGCGGGACGGTCAGTGGTCGGAAGTTCTTCATCACGCACCTGCCTTCGCCAGGTCGATCGTAACCGCCTGCCACCCATCAGTGATCCGGTCGCGCTCATAGAACCGAACATACTCCTTCGAGCCCGTCACCCGCATGGCGTCGCGGATGGCCTCCATGGCCTTGAGCCAGCGCTCGTCTTCGATCTGCATGCGCAAGAGCATGAAGATCTCTGACCGGTTGATCTGGCCTTCCTTGTCGGTGTTGAAGGCGCGGGTGACGATCGCGCGGATCTCCGGCCGGCTGTCGGCTGACCACTCGTTGAGGCATTCATCGATCAAAATCTTGGCGACCTGTAACTGCGGCCCGAAGTCGACGAAATCGGCCACCGATACGACCACCTTCATCAGCCCGTCGAACGTCTGGTAGGTGCGGTTGCCCTTCTTGCCGCCCTTCTTCAGTTCGTATTCCTGATCCAGCAGCGCATCGAACTCGCCGAGGTCCGTCATCGTATGGCCGCGGAACCGAACAATCTGCGCGGAGAGATCGCGGGCATAGCCCATAATCTTGCGGACTGTCTCATCTTCCAGCTTGTCGGCCGGCTTGACCATTTCGAGCGGCACAAGCGCGCCCTTGGCATCGGCCATGTAGGGCTTGCCGTTGACATTTGTGATGCCCTCTTCGGCGCGTTCTTCGATAATGACTGCAGTGTTCATGGTCATGTCCTTTGTTTCGGTGTGACGTGGTTGCAGACGGCCATCGCCGCCTTTTCAAAGTTCTGGCGGGCGAGGTTCTCGCCCGTCGAATGGCGCTCGCGTTCGAGCCGCTGGCGGGCCGACAGCAGGGTTTCGAGCGCAGACCCCAGCGCAGCATCTTCGCCAGCGAAGATCGGCACCTGTACGATCTCGGGCTTCCGTTTCGGGGCAGGTTCCGGTGTGGCAGGTTCGGCCAGCATCATTGACGCGATCCGCCTGTTGGCGTCATCGAGCTGCTGGTCAATGATCAGCACCGCAGCCGCCAGCTCGCGGATCTGGTCGACGGGCAGATCAAGTGCGGCGCGGCGGTTCGCGACGAGGTACTGCGCGAACTCAACCACATTGATGACTTCGGGTGCTTTCGCGGCACGCTTTGCCTGAGCGTTCATGCCGCATTGCCCCCGCCAGACGGACGCCGCGGAACGTTGGTGCGGGATCCGGGAAACGAGATCACATTGCCAGCCCCCTCGATCATGGCTTCCCGCCGCGCGGCTTCATTCCACTGATGCCGCGACAGCTCATTCTCCTGGGACTTTGCCAGGGTGACCAGCTCATCGAAATGTTCGACCAGAGCGACGATCTCTTCGGCAAAGAACACTTTGCCGCCATGGGTGTGGTGCTTGAAAGCGTCGCGGGTGGCCTTCAGGCGATCTGAGAGGAAATCACGCATCGTCCGATCCTCCCGCAAGCCGGCTGTTCGGGCATCCGGCCCGACACGCCTGGAACATTGCCACCGCATTGCTGCTCGCAGTGGAGAACGGCCGTCTCTGCCAGGTCTGGCAGACATTGCGGCTCATCTCGCCAAGCCTCGGGCAAGTCACCGTCTCCGCCATCAGCACACCGCGAACGACTTGCTCGAAGCGGTCCATGTCGCCGAGATAGGTGTTGGAAAGTACCTGGCTGATGGTCGATCCGGCGTAGCTGAGCCGACGACCCACGGCTGTCTGGCTTTCCATGTTGCAGGCTTCCGCCAACACCAGAACCCATTCCGGCGGAGCGCCCCAGGCTTCTCGCGCCCTGGCGACGTTGTCGTTCTTCTGTTTGGACACGGCGCTCATGACGGCTCCTCCTCAGCAAGGATTTCGCCAACCACCGCCTGCCGGTTCGGATCGAAGACCACGTGGCTGCGCAGCACCTTCGGCGCTTCGGGACCGGTGTTCATGTCGGGCAACAGCGCCCAGAGCGCGAGCTTCTGCGGCCCGCCCTTCTGGCGAAGCACAAGATAGCCTGCGGCGTTCAGGCGCTTGATGTAGCTCTTGGCGCTGGCCTTGCTGATCCGCACTTCGTCAGTGGAACCCCAGTTCACCAGGTCATCCGCGGTAAAGCCGGCCCGGCACACCGGAGAGCGCATCGTGTTCCACATGGCCTGATTGCAGCCGACATGGTCGATCACGCTCCCGTCGCGCCTGACGCGCGGCGTTGCCGACTGCATCCGCACAACGCGGAATGAGGCGGGCTCTCCGCCGGCGTCCTCAATGAACCCGGCAAGCTTCAGGCGCTTGAGAAAGTCACGGATGTCGGTGCGTCTGGTGTTGGAGCGCCACTCGATATCGCGTGTTGTGAACGCCTCGTTTCGCGCGGCGAACTCCATGGCGACGGACCAGTAATGGTCCCAGCCGCGAAGCACCGGATGCGTTTCCTTGATCGTCAGTCTCAGGATGGCGGGCATCACGCTGCCTCCCGCCGTGAGGGCAGCTTGCCTTCGGAGAAGCGGCCTTCATAGGTTTGAAGCCCAATGTCCGTCAGTCCGCGCAAGGCCGCAAAATTGGCGATGGCGTGAAGGCTGTTGCCGATGCGGCGCACCCGGCCGTCCGCTTTGATGCGGGCCTGATCGAGCAGCTCGTCGGACATCGTGATTGCCGGATAGAAGGTTCGCGCCAGCGTTCTCGTATCGTCAAGGTCGCAGGGTTGCGCATAGCCCATCACCAGCACGAGGTCGCGAAACCGGTCCACGCCTTCGAGCTTGCGGGGAAACAGTTCCTCGCCAATCAGCAGCACCGGCGCGTTGCTCTTCTTGGCGATCATCCTCACCAGTTCGATCATCCGCTTGTCGACCAGCTTGTCAGCCTCGTCGATCAGCAGCGGCCGTCTTGGATCGCGGGCCAGAAGGCCGATGATCTCGTCTTCCATGTCCGACAGCGTGCCGCGCGGCTGATACTGACCGAGTTCCGTCAGGATCGCGGTCATCAGCTTCTTGCGTGTCCAGGTGTCGGACACCTCGACATAGGCAGCGCCGGTCTTGTTCTGAGAATAGAGCGCTGCAACCGACTTCCCGTAGCCGGAGAAGCCTGCGAAAACTCCGAGATTCGGTTGCAGCGGGTGGCGGTCCTGGAGCGAGCGGACAAGCCCCAGGCACGCGGCCACGTTCTTGATCGGAGCGGTGTCGCCGCCTTGTCCATTGACAATTTTGTTGGATTTGGTCATTTCTTCCTCTGTTCTTGACTATGGCCCCTTGGCAGAGGGGCCTTTTCTTCGGTCGAAAACACGCTCACTCAGAACATCTTGAGCGTGTTTTCGAGCCCGAAATCCTCCATGCAATCCTTCATGGACTGATATGATCCGGTCGCCTGGAAGCGGGTCAGCTTGCCTGCCGTCGCGTCATCCAGCTCGTCACCTGCGGCAATCCGCTCTTCCATCTTGAGCGCCCACTTGAACATCCTGGCGGTGTCGGTGAGCATCGCATCCGGGTCGATCGGGATAACCTTCGAGGTACCCTTGAATTCGTGTTCGCGCTTGATCGCTTCGTGCAGCTCGGCAGCGCGCTCGTTGAGCGGCCGGGCCTCCTTGCGGCGCAGCGGTTCGGTCACGGCGTCCAGTGCTGCGGCTATCTCCGGTGTCGAGTGTTCCTCGGTGTGCTTGGGCAGTGCCACCACGTTTGGCAGGTCGCGGGTTGCGACCTCCAGCGTCCGCTCGATCAGCGATGGCCCCTTCAGGAGTTGGGAGATTTCGCGCTTGATCGGATCGGTGCGTTCCTTGATAAGTTCGGCATTGAGTTGCTTGCGGGCCTTCTCGAATGTTTCCGGGTGAATGCCACGCAGTTCCGGGCAGGTAGCCGTTCCCAGATACTCGTCCCGGCCGATCGAGAAGACATGCGCCAGCCCCTTGTCGTTGGGGTCCATCCGCACGAACACGTCCATACCCGGCATCAACCAGCCTTCGCGGTAGTGGTTGCCGTCGATTCGGATGCCGAACTTCGTGACGCGGCGGGTGCCGTTGCCGCCAACAGCGGGCATCAGAAGCACATCGAGCGCGCGCTCATCGACCGTCCGCATGGTGTGTGCCGAGGCGGCAGCGGCCTGAAACGGAGAGCGGCCGTCAAGCCCGGTGTGCGGTTGATGATCATAGACCTTCGCGCACCATTCATCCGACAGCACCTGCAACTCCGCTCCCGAGAGGGTAACGTTGAAAGCTTCCGCCGTGTCCTGGCCAAGCCGGGCCGCAAAACTCTTGCGATCCTCGATCGCCTTGCGGTCACTCACGTTGTGCCCGACATAGCCCTGCACAAGCGCCACGAACTGATGCTGATACGTCTTGATGGCCCGTTCGACGTGACCCTTCTGGGCCGGGCTGTAGGCGTCCGAAAGATCTGCCTCGATGCCAAGCGCCGCAAAAAGGCGGTCGGTTTCTCGCGCGGTGAAGTCCGAACCGTTGTCTGTCTTGATGGTGTCGGGAACGCCCCAGGCGAGGATCGCCTTTCGGATCAGCAGGCCAACTGCAGAGGCGCGCGGCGTCTTCGAGATGTAGGGCATGAACCGCCGCGTCGCGATGTCGACACAGACATAGACCGAATGACGGCCATCGGTGCAGAACGCGTCGACCGGCGAGGCGTCGATCTGCCAGAGCGCATTGGGCACGGTAATGTGCTTGAGCGTTCCGGTACCGGACGGCAGCATTGTCGAGCGGAACCTATCGGGGTTGGTAAGCTTCAGAAGCTCGACCTGATGGTCCTGCTTCAGGCCCTTCAGAAAGTGCTGGAAGGTTCTGACCGGCGGCATGTCCTGCGATATCTCGCCCGCTTTCGTCGGCACGGTCAGCCGATCGCCGAACTCGGAGCGGCAAAGCGTCAGCACCTGCTTGGCCGACAGGTGCGGCTGGTGTGCGATCAGTCCGAGAATGAAGGACTTCACCGCGCCCCCGTTTGCCGTCTCAAGCGCCCCGCTGCCCTTGCGACCTTTGGAGCGATCGACGGCAAGCTTGTTGGCGTTCTTCTTTGCTGCCGAACGCCAGCGCATAATCGTCCGTGGCGAGATCGACGGAATGGTGTCCCGCAACCAGCCGGCCACCTGCAGCGAGCGATTGTTGTATTTGATCGAGAACAGGTGAAGCGCCGTTGCCGGTGCCCGGCCCTTGGCGCGCAGGCCCTTCAGGAAGTCGTCATAGGCAGCGAGAATGGCAAGCCGGGCATCCCGCTCGGTCCGGGCGCGCGCCGACAGGCCTTCGCCCGAAAGCTCGGCTCCCTTTGGCTCTGTCGGCCCTTCACCGCCGATCAGCTTGTACCGCTGCATATAGGCGATCTGTGCCGCGACCGGCAGGATCAGGTACCAGTATTCCAGACCGCCGCCACGGGCCTGTCTTTGCCGGGCATAGGGGTGGTCGTTCCAGCCGAGGCGCTCAGCGGTCAATTGAACGCCTCGTTCTGTTTCCGGCATTTCCGGCAGGTTCTCGGCGGCGATTTCCCGCGCTGTCAGCCACTCCTTCATGACCGGCCTCCCTGGATGATGGGAGCAAGGCGATAGACCAGCTTTGCCGTGTCGCCGGAGGGAAGCTTGCTTGTGACTTCGTAACCAAAAGGCCGCAGCCTCTTGTTCAACTGGCTCATTCGAACCGAGATCACGTTGAAGCTTTCTGGCCCACCATCCACGCGATGGCCGTAAAGCGCCTGAAATAGCGCGTCCCGCGTTTTCCACCGGCCAATAGAAAGCAAATCGATCAAATCCCGCATGGGGCCAGAGAACCGTTCCGCTACCTCTTCTACGGTGAAGGCGACTTCAGTTTCGTTGCCGCAGCACGGACACATGAAGAGAGCGTCGGTCATCCGTCTCTCCTTTCGAAGGCGATCTGATGGACAGGCATACGAACACTCGTCTTCCGACGCTCGCCTCGACGGCAGAGCCAGTCCGCTTTTTCGAATTTTATGGTGACCTCACCTGTCCTGGCGTGAAGCTTGGTCACCTGACCGTCATGCTCGTAACCTGCAAAATCGAACAGCACGTGGTCGAAAAGATCGACCGCATAATCGTCGCAATACCGCAGCTCATCAGCCATCACGCCACCGTCTTCTTTGCCGCGATCATCGCGCGAATTTCGTTCTCGTGTTCCTGGAGAAACATCAGGCTCGCCCGTACAGCCTGGATACGCTGCATCAGCAGATCAGCCTCGGCCTGACGCATTTTTCCCTTGCGCATCTGCTCCGGGTAGACCCGCTGCCGCAGCGCGATTTCGCGGTCGATCTCCGCGATCTGTCCAATCAGTGAAACCTTCATCGCCGTGCCCTCAGTTTTGCTTCAAGCGCCTGCCGTCTGGTGACGACATCGCGTTCGTGTTCTTCAATCAGGTGGAGTTCGATCAGGTCGCCGTACCGCTCGGGGACAGCGACCAGGCCAAAGCTGGAAACGACCAGACTCACGAGGTCATGTGCCTGTGTCGCATCGATCAGCGCCACGAAGGCGTCGAGTGTGATCCGGTTACTGTCCGCTGCTTCCGAGGCCCACTTGTTCAGCATGTCCTCGGAGATCGGCCGGCCCAGATACTCGCTCATGGACTTGGCAATCGCGGCGCGCTTGATGTCGCGCGCCTTGGCTTCCCTGAGCGCCTGCGAGATCGCCCGCGAAATCCGGTTGTCGAGCGCGCCGCGCCCGGTCACTTCTTCGCCATAGCCGACGGCCACTTTCGGCGGCTGCCAGTCGAACAGATCGGAAGTGAGCGTGTCGCGGCGCTTGCTCATCAGGCGGCTTGCCTCTCGGCCAGCATGTCTTCGATCATGTCCCAGTGCTCGACGATGAACCGACGCTTGGCCGCTTCCGGAAGCTTGTTGAACTGGTCGGAAACACGCGCCCAAGGCTCCGGCTTCGCCTCTCGCGGCACCCGGTCAAGGATGGCGATGGCGCCAGCCACGTCATGCGCTGCAGGCGGCTCCGACAACAGAAGTCCGGCAATCGCGGATTGCCGCTCATCCGTCTGAGCGCAGAGCGCCAGCAACTCGGATTGGTTGTTGGCGATCTTGTGCAGCGAAAGCCGGATCCGGACGTCGTCATTGATCCGGGCAATCCGCAGGCTGCGCTTGATAGCATCCTTGTTCATTCCAAGCGCCGCCTGGGCGGCTTCCGAGAAGCTGGAGGCGAACAGCTCCGCCTGTGCGTCGAGCAGCTCGTCGGAATTAGGGGCAGATTTGCCCCTAATTGATTTCTTGCCCGGTTTGATCGCACCTGCGGCCTGCTCATATGCCTCACGCCAGCGGGCAACATCCCGCGCCTTGTCCAGCACACTGAGCCCGCGCGTCATGAAGTTCGCGGCGATCTCCCGAAGTGTCGCCTCGGTATCGCTCGCCACCTCGGCTGCGGTCTTGATCTTGGCTGTGACGTGAAGCTCGCCCCGAATGGCGCGGGCATTCAGCCGGTGCAGCCCGTCGATCAGCCTGAAGCGGTCGCCCGCTTCGACTACTTCGATCGGATTGATCTGGCCGTTCCGGACCATGTCGGCGGCCAGCGCCTCGGCCCATTTCGGGTCGCCGACACGCCGGCCCTTGGTGATGTCGATCAGATCGATTTCGATATCTTCAATACGCATTGAAACACCTTTGAAGGGTCAGTGAATGCGGGTCGGCCAATTGCGGCGCGCCCCGATGATAATTGCGCCCACAACGCAAGCGACGCCGAAGACGACACCGATCGAAAACGCGGCCCAGAATGCGCCAGGCATCTTCGAGGCGATCACCATCGCCGTCACGGTTGTGGCCAGAGCCGCGAGGATGACGCCGGCAATCAGTCCGAGTGTCATCACTTCACCGGGCGAAGCCCTGACGGATGAGTTGGCATCGGCTGAGAAAAACGAGTGGTCTTTCGTCATCTCACGCCGCCTTTCCGTCAGCGCGGCCGCCGTCTTTTTGACTCGCCTTGCCCTTTGTCTTGCTGGTAGTCTCCGAGGCGTCGTGACGGCCAAGCGTGTAGCTGTCGGGAAAGAGTTCGCGGAACGGAATGCCAAGGGCCTCGGCAATTGCCTCGGCCCCCGGCCTACTCGCTCCGATGATTCCCGCGCGGCAAGCGCTGTCGTAAAGGCCGGCATCGCGGGCTATTCCGGTCAGGGTTTTGCCCTGCCGCAGCAGTTCCGCCTTGATGGCCGCGCGATCCCACTTCTTGGTGATCGTCATGATTGCTCCCTTTTTTCTGACCTCTGCGAAAGGTCGGTTGGTTGGGGGTATTGGTTCAAACAATGTCGCAACCGGATAATAGCAATATCATGCCAATAAACAAGCTAGATATTGCCGATATCCCAGTTCGGAGTTCTAAAGCTCGATTAAACGCTGATATAATGCTTAATTTATTGATTTAATTGGCGTTATCTTGCCGTTTACGAGCTCAATCGAACTCCGAAGAGAGTTCGGAGTTCGCGCATGAGCGATGAGACCATTGCCGATCGCGTCAAAAAGCACGTACCGGGTCGGAAGAAATCCGAATCAGCAAGAAAATGCGGAATCCCGCCAAAGACGTTCGCTTCTTATTTGGAGGGCGTTGAGCCATCAGCTACAAACCTGGCCAAAATCGCCAAGGGCTTAGGGCTTGGGCTGGAATGGCTGATTACGGGCGAAGGGCCTGAACTTCAGGAGGATTCCGGGTCGCCGGCCGCTGGGGGTGCCAGCCAAGGCGGGATGTTGATGATACCCCAAGCCGGGGCGACCGAGGGATTCGCCCTTGTTCCGCGCCTGGACATTCAGGCGTCAGCCGGCAATGGACGCGTCGCTTTGAACGAGGAACCTCTGGAATACCTGGCTTTTCAGGCTGCTTGGCTGCGCGGGCGCGGCATCAATCCGGCGAGTGCCCGGATCCTGACTGCGCGTGGCGATTCCATGGAGGAGACCATCCGCGATGGCGACGTTCTCCTCGTTGACACCTCGATAGACCGCGTGCGCGACAACTCGATCTATGTGGTCGTTCTAGGCGATATGGTCTTGGTAAAGCGCGTCCACGGCCGAATCAACGGCTCACTGCAGCTGATCAGCGACAACCCGCGCTACCCGGCCGAGGAAGTCCCGAAGGGTGAGGTTGACCAGCTCCATATTGCCGGCCGCGTTGCCTGGTATGGTCGCTCTATCTAACTGCCATCCGAACTTGCGCGACACCTGCCCGGCAACCCGCCCCACTGCCAAGTGTTCTTGCGCGCCGGTTTTTCGCGTGTCAGCCGGCCGCCTGTCGCAATCCATTGTTTTTTATAGGCGTTTACCCTGTTTTACCGGGGATTCCCACGCTTTCCCATAATTGCCAGGTGATCTTACGCCTTACAGCTTATCA